ATACTACTCATAAAGTGATTGCTACAAAGGGTAATGATAGTGAAAAGTTTAAATTTGCTGATAAACAAGGTGTGTATGAAAAAACACCTTCTTATGTAGAAGATCATCCTTCAGTTTTAAGATATGCTCATGATAAAGCGAACAATAAAGAAAAACATGAAACATCTAAAGCAGTCACAGATAGAGCAGCGTTTCTTTCACATCTAGCACAAAACTCTGCTGAACTTGAAGTATATTATAATCCAGAAATTACTCTTGGGTCTATGATAGAAATTGAAATACCTAAAAAGGTAACAAAAACACAGGGTGAAACAGAAACACAATTTAATGGTAAATGTTTGGTGGTCGCAATAAGAACAAAATATAGAGTTGCGAATGAACCACCAAATTGTACCATGATATTAAGAGTTGTTAAGGCTTCTTACAAACAAGGAGGTGATAGTAGTGGCTGACGATATGTTTGGGCATCTTGTTATAGGTGAAGTAAGAAAATTTAAAGAAGACCCAACAAAGTCTGGTCGTTGTAAAGTCAGACTTTACAATCATCAAAATGATGAACAAGAAGTAAAGGATGATGATTTACCATGGGCTATGGTTCTTCAACCAATAACTTCTGCCGCTACAGCAAAGGTAGGTATATCACCTTCCGGTCTTAAAGTTGGTTCACGTGTTCTTTGTTGTTTTCTACCTGATGATACAGCAAAACAATATCCTATTATTTTAGGTTCTTTGGCTCGTGGTGATAAACCAGAAGGTCAAGATAAAAGTAATGGTGGTATATCCAAAGAATCTCAAGATTCTCAAAAGAATTCTGGTGGAAAAATTAAAAAAGCAGGCCCAGATAATCCAGCAAGTGATGGTAAGACACAATGACGAAAGCTTTTGAAGAAAAGAAAACAGTATTCAATAACAAAGCTGTAATGCAACAGGAGAAACCTGATCTAGAAAAGGCAAAGTATGCTGACGCTCCTTTCGTTGATACAGATAGTGGTAAAAAACTCTCTGATGTTAGAGATAAATTTGCTCCTAATGCTGATAAACCAACAACTGCATCTGCTGACGCACAACAAAAGAATTTACCAGATATATTGAAAAAGGTAGATCCTCAGAAAAAAGCACAGGTCATACCAAAATTATATGAACAGATGAACCAGATGAAGAATGTCATGAATGCTGGTGCTGCATCTGGTGGTGGTGCTGGTGCGGGTGGAGGTCAAGATCAAAATCCTTCTGGTAATGCAACAACTAATGTTATTGTTGAAGAAGCTTTTACTGGCGCTCTTGCTATATTAGTGAAAAAATATGGATTTGAAAGAGTTATTGAAATTTTACTTAATGCATTAAATAATAATGGAATTCAATTAATAGATGAAAGATATAGAAATATAGTAACAAATGCTATTTCGAATCTTATAAGACTGGCATTATATTATGGTCCCTTAAACATTCCAGTATCCCAATATGATGATACTATATTTGGTGATATAGTTCCTGATCCTGTGGTATCTATTGTTCCTGATTTATATATGAAACAATATTATACTTTAGAAGAAGATCCATATCCTGGTTATGTTGAATGGCTATCACCAGATGAAACAACAAAAATATGGACAAGAAAAGAATTAGGTTCATATTATTATTCTACATCTAGTGAAGAAATTTTTTCACTATCAGAAAAAGCAATGGCAAAAGACCTAGATCCATATTTTATAAGTGAACTTGGTTTGATTTTGACCGCTAAAATATTAAATGATTTATTAGCCAAGCATTGCCTTAGAGTTGATGCAGATGTTCTTGATATTGCATTAGGTAATAATGCTGGAGGTGGTCAAGGGAACCAAAATCAAAATCCTGCTCAAAGCGGAGGAGGTGGAGGTGGTGCTGGTGGCATGAGTGGAATGATGGGTATGATGCAAGGAATGCTTGGTGGAAATCTTAAACAAATGATTGGTAATTTTGAACAAAAACAATTACCTAAATCAGTTCTAGATCAAAGTAAAATGCAAAAAACAACACAGTTATATACACAAGACATGTCTCTTAATAATAAAATCAAAACATTAGGCGAAAAAATATTCGGTGATGGCGGAAACGAAAATACATTTAACAATATGGGCGGTCAGTCTGGAGTTCTAGGTGCATTTCAAGGACAAGGTTTTGGTGGTATGGGGGGTCTTATGGGTGGTCTAGGTGGATTTGGAGGCCAATCTGGTGGTGGAGGTGGTGGAATAGGTTCTGGTGTTCCTTCTGGTGGTTCTGGAGGTGATACTTCTGGTGGAGGATATGCTGGCGGCGATGTTTCACAATCTGGTGTTAAGAACATTGGTAGTCTATTAACACTGATAGGAATCACATAATGTCACAAGATAGAGACAATAGCAAATTACCCAAAGATCCTATTTGTTCTGATAAAGAAACAATAGATCCAAAATACGGTTATGTTCATGGTGAATGGGATGCCTGTGGTGGTCATCGTTTTAAATATAGAAATCCAGAAGAGGAAAAGAAGACATATGAACAAATTCTTTCTCCTAGCGGAAAATATAAAACAATAGAACATCATGAAAAAAAGAAAGAATTAGTAACGGAATTAAATGTTGGTGAAACGAGAGGTTATACAAAAGGTGGAAAGTCAACACACGTTGATGGACATACAGATAGCAATCATGAAGGTACTTTTAGAATAGAAACAGCAAAAGATTATGGGAATGCTATTAAGGGTGATAGGTATATTGGTATCAATGGAAAGGAAATAAAATATACTAAAGAAGGCACCACAAGAGGTCATCAAGGCAATTCTTTAGCAACAAATGATATAACTGATAAAGGAACTTCCAGAGAAACAAGAGATGGTGATAAACAGGTCCATATTAAAGGGCATCATGTTGTTATGTCAGAAAAAAACCATGTTCATGTAGTCCAAGAGGAATTGGGAGTTCATTCTGGTGGAAATCAAGATTATTATTCAGATAAAAAATATCATGTTTATTCTAAAGATGCTTATATAGCAAACACTGATAGCACTTTTGATACTTGGTCAAAAGATGACATGACAATGAAAACGGATGCAAAAGGAAACTTTACTTCTAAAAGTGACATGACAATTCAGAGTGATTCTAAAATTACAATAAAGGTTGGTAGTTCAAGTATTGTTATAGAATCAGGGTCAATAACAATTAAATCTTCACAGATCAAATTCGAGCAAGGTTAAATAGTATATGGCATATGCACATAGACATGGTGATTTAAGAGCATGTGGAGCAACAACGGTTGTCTCTGGTCAAAGTTTTGTAACAGTTGACGGTCAATTATGGGCCGTTGAAAATGATCAAAATACACATGGTGCTGGTGGATTAATTGCATCAAAAAGTTATATAAAAATTAATGGAAAATCTGTGATTGTTCAGAATGATAACGCAAATCAAGACAATCTTTGTCCTAGTGCTGGCGGTGATCATTGTAATCCAAAAGCCACTGGTTTTAGTAGTTTAATAGACGTTTCATAGGAAAATAAATGGCAACCACAAGAGCAGACACTTTAACTGGGTCTAAAAAATATAAAGATTTCTTTTCTGATTTTTTAAATAATTTTGATAAGTCTCCATATGGTAATGATATTGGTAGAGTAATTGATAGTAATTCAATTGAACAGTCTTTAAGAAATCTGATAAAAACAAATGTTGGTGAAAGACTGTTTCAGCCTAATATAGGTTCTAACATTTATGCAATGCTTTTCGAACACAATATAGCGGACACTCTGGATGCTGTAGAGTTTTACATACAGACTACCATTAATAATAATGAGCCAAGAGTTCAATTGCAAAAAGTGGTTGTACAACCAGATGAAATAAACGAAAATGCTGTGAATATTTTCATCATTTATAATCTGATAAATAATCCTGAACCTATTACTCTTAACATACTATTAAAAAGAGTTCGATAAATGGCTAATAGTTCTCTAGTTTTAAGTTCTTTAGATTTTGATACTCTAAAGGCAAATTATAAAGAATTTCTGAAAACACAATCTGTGTTAAGAGATTATAATTTTGATGGCTCCAATATTACGGTATTATTGGATGTCATGGCATATAATTCTTATCTAAACTCTTTTTATCTCAATATGGTTGCTTCGGAAATGTTTTTGGACTCTGCCCAAAAATATGATTCTATCGTTTCACATGCTAAAGAATTAAACTATACTCCTCGTAGTGCTCATAGTCCAGTAGCAAACATTTCTTTTACATTACAGACTTCTGGAGTAGGAAATAAACTTACTATTCCCAAAGGAACAAGATTTTATGGTTATAATTCAAACGGATATTATAATTTCGTAACCAAAAATCCCACCTCATATACATCATCAAATGGTAATTTCACTGTTGACAATCTTCAAGTTCATGAAGGTGTATATCTTCAAGATTCTTTTGTTGTGGATTATGAAAACGAAACACAGAGATTCGTTCTGTCAAATGAAAATATTGATACGACTGCTATTAGTGTCGTAGTAAATGAAGTTGGTGTAGGAAATACAGAATTTACCAGAAAAGAAACACTTTTTGGATTAGACAGTACTTCTGAAATATACTTCCTTCAAGGTTCTGAAAATAACAAATATGAAGTTGTTTTTGGTGACGGGTTATTCGGTAAAAGACCTGTAAACGGTTCTGTTGTTACAGTCACATATGTTGTGACCAATGGTTCTGATGGTAACGGTGTTGAGAATTTCACTCTTAGTGATGATTTAGCTGCCACAAATGGTGGTCAAGTAACAGCAACTGATATTTCAGTTATTACAGCTTCTGAGACAGGAGCCAATCAAGAATCTATAGACTCAATTAGGTTTGCTGCACCAAGATATTTTGCGACACAACAAAGAGCAGTTTCGTCTGATGATTATGCTTCTCTTGTTATAACCAAATTTGGCGGTCAAATTGAAGACGTTGTAATATATGGTGGTCAGGAATTAGAGCCAAAATTATATGGTAGAGTTATAGTATCTGTAAAACCTTCTGGTTCTACAGTAGCACCTGATTATTTGAAAAATGAAATAACCAATTACCTACAAGATTTTATTGCACTACCAAATCGTGTAAAGATATCAGATCCAGATTACTTTTATATAAAAGTGGACACTAATATTCAGTATAATATTAAATTAGGAAATAAAACGCTACCAGAAATTTCCAGCGTTGTATTAGAATACATAAATCAATTCAGCCAGGATCATTTAGAAAAATTCGGTAATGATTTTAGATATAGTAGACTAGTCACACACATCGATAGTGCTGATACATACATCACTAGTAACGATACAAAAATATTTTTGGTCAAAAAGCTAACACCAAAGTTAAATTATGCAACATCTTTTGACATTAGTTTTAATAACAGAGCTGAACAAGAAGGCATTTATGATGGAGTTGCGTATCCTGATGAAAGAGTTCTAACTAGTTCAGCATTTGATTACGTAGATTCTAATGATACGGTATGGACCATTTGTTTCATGGAAGATGATGCTTTAGGAAACATTACAATTTATACTTATTTAAATGGTGTAAAATATGTGATTAACAATAAAATAGGTACAATAAATTATACTACTGGTAGAGTAACCATTACCAATCTAAAAACATCGTCATACGTTAATAATATATCTATATTCTTGACCACTCTAAACAGAGATATCATAGCATCGAAAAATATGATATTATTGATTGATCCAAATGATGTTTCAATAAATGTAACAGAAACAATAAAGTAAAATGGAATTTTCTGTAGAAAAATATATCTCTAACTTTATTCAAAATCAATTCCCCGAATTTTATCGTGCGGAAGGTGAAAACTTCATATTGTTTATGAAGGCATATTATGAATGGATGGAAGAGACTGGTCAGCCTATTAGAGAATCAAGAGATTTGCTTATCAATAGAGATATTGATAGCACTTTGGAAAAATTTCTAGAATATTTTCAGAAAAAATATCTCTATGGTATTCCTTTCAATGTTATTGTTAATAAAAGATTTCTATTAAAACACATACTTGATGTTTATCGTTCAAAGGGAACGATACAATGTTATAAACTTTTATTTAAATTGATTTATAATGAAGATGTTGATGTATATCTACCAGGAAAAGATATTTTAAGAGTATCTGACGGTATTTGGATAGAACCAAAATATATAGAAGTGACTAATGCTGAAATATTAAATTCATTAAAAGGTAAATTAATCGTTGGTCTTTCATCTAGAACAACAGCAGTCGTTGAAGATATTATATCAGAGCCTGTTAATAAAGATATAATTCATAAAATATTCATAACCAATCTTTCTCCCAAAGGAGGAGATTTCATTGTTGGTGAAAGAATAGTTGAAGAATTATATGAAAATGATCAAATAGTTATTGACAAATCACCTCTTATAATTGGTTCTTTAGATACTTTAGAACTGTATAATAGTGGTGTTGATTTTAATGTTGGCGATATACTTAAAATCGCATCTAAAGATGTTGATACTGGTGAAAATATATCTTTTGGTAGAGAAGGATATTTAAAAGTTGTCTCTTTGTTCCGTGGTTTTGGTTCTTTAAACTTTAATTTGAAGAATGGTGGATTTGGTTATGCTGCTAATGCAAATGTTTTTATATATAAAAGTTTGCTTGACACCACTGGTCAAGGCGCTAGTTTTAAAATAAAATTAGCGGATGTCCAATCATTAGTTTATAATACCGATCCTTTGGTCGGATATCTAGGTTTAACTCTTGATGCCGTTTCATATGGACTTCCTGCTAATACAAGTGCTAATTTATCGTCTACAATTGGTGATGCATTGTCTTTTGCTAATAATAACTTTGGAAGAATTGCATCTCTAACTAACGTAAGAACTGGTAATGCTTATATTGCACCTGCTAATGTTTTTGTTAGGTCTCTAATATTTTCTAAGAATTTAACAGGATCTCTTTCTTATGATACAGCATGTAATGTTATTACTGGAACAGGAACAGATTTCGTAAATATATTTGCAAATGATGATGTAGTATATCTTCAGTCTAATAGCTCAAATACCTCAACATTTGAATTACAAGTAATTAAAATTGTCACGAATAGCACATCATTATCACTTTACGGTAAACCGCAGAACAACTCTACTGCTTCTGCTGTGTATGGAATAGCGCCTCCTATTCTTCCATCACAGTTTTCAAAAACAGACAGTGTTATGTACAGAGTTGATGGAACTGTTAATGGTATAAACGAAAAAATTATTGCTTTGAATTCTAGTGGAAATAATATTGTCGAAAGAGTTCAAGCGGTTAGTTCTGGTGCTGGATATGTGGATGGTGAGGATGTCATTGCCTACCGTTATGGTATATTGAATATACCAACAATAGTATCAGGTGGAACAGGATATACGAACGGCGACGCCTTGATCTTTACAGGAGGACTAACAGACTCTCAAGCAAGAGGAAGCATATTAACAGACTCTAATGGCATGATCACCTCCGTAAATAATGCCACAGGGGCTTGGTTTGGAGGAACAGGATATAAAGTTGTTCCCGATGTTAGAGTTAGAAGTGCAAATGGTTCTGGTGCCGTTCTTACCACTTCTTTCATTCAATATGACACAAGCACAGAAATCAGAGGAACCGTAAGAAAAACTGGTGTTGGTAAAGGATTTGGTTTTTGGGCGTCAAACGACGGAAAACTCAATGAAGACAAATACATACAGGATAGTTACTACTATCAGGATTATTCTTATGAATTAAGAGTTCCGGTTGCACTTGATCAATATAAAGATATTCTTTATAACACTTTCCATACATCTGGGTCAGAACTGTTTGGTAGATATGATGTACTTTTAAATGAATTCTCAAATTCTTCCATTTTATATGAATTCAGTACAGCAAATACAATACCAGTAGAATATCTGACTTGTGATATAAATGATCCTAACGTCAGAATGAGTGACGCAAGAATAACAGTTGATGAATTCATATATGAGGATACCGGAAATGATCTTACGATGGATAATACTACACTAAATATAGATTGTAGTAACGCTTCATTAACTTCAGATAGAATAAGTATCAATATTTTACAATAAAGGGGATAAAAAGTGGCTGTTAAGATACCAGGAGTTCAACAAGTAATTAATGTTGGTAGCACGCCCAATGATGGAACAGGAGATGTTCTCAGAGATGCTATGGTGTATGTGAATGAAAATTTCACAGAATTATATAGCAATGCTGTGGTTAATACCAACATAACTGTAGGAAATAGTAGCGTAAATTGCTTCGTAAATTCTACTTCATTGACATTTACCAATGCTTCCAGTAGAATGAGTCTAGGCAATTCAACAAGTAATTCTGTTGTCAATTCAACAGGATTCTACACAACTCATACATTGAGTGGTGCAAATGCCACGTTATCAACAAATACATTAACACTTGGAACTTCCAGTGTTTCTGGAAATGGATATACTTGGCTTCCAAATGGCTTGAAATTGAATTGGGGATGGGTTTCTGCTAATAGTACTGATGGAAATGCGGTATTCAGTTCGGCGTTCACTACAGCTTGTTATTCTGTCACGGCGACTAGTAATACCGCAACTGCCACTTATCAGGCAGGTGTTACCGCTATAAATCTTGGAAATACTAATATTAGAACTGGAAATGCAACTTCTACTAATGTGTTTTATATGGCTATAGGCGTATAATGGGAAAATTACTTCCATATTATAAGAAAGCAATAATAGACGAAATAATTAGTAATGTGACTGCTAATGACTCGTATTATTATGCATTTGCGTCAAATCCAATTCCTTATACTGGCGATCCCCCTGCTATAACAAACACAGATTATCAAGACCTATTTGTTAATAATTGGCAGCTTTTATTTGGTAAAAAATTATTAAATACAAATTTTGCGGCGGTAATTGATAATAATATTTGGACTTCTAATACAGTATATCGTAGATATGACAATACAGACAATCAATTATACACAAATAATATGTTTTATGTTATAGCTGAACCAGAATATACTGGTGGAAGTTATAATTTTTACAAGTGTATAGATAATGCTAATGGTTCTCCTTCAACATCAAAACCAACTCAAATACAATATACTACATTTGAGACGGCAGATGGATATAAATGGAGATATTTAACTTCTGTTTCATATCTACAATATAAACTATTCTCTTCTCCTGATTATTCACCTGTATTCTCTAACGGCATTATTTCAATATACGCCAGTCAATATTCTGGTGTTGATGTCGTTATGATTTCAAACAGTGGAGTGGGTTATAGCACTTATCACAATGGAACTATTCAGTCAGCTAATTCTACAGTTATTCAGATTGAAACAGCAAATACAAGTAGCCAAAATGATTTTTATGCTAACAGCGGTATATACATTTATAATGAAGAAGCCACTACAGGACAGCTATTAGACATATCTCAATATATAGCTAATACTTCTGGTAAATGGGTATATCTAGGATCTGAAGCAAATACTGACAATATTTTGCCTAATTCTACAAAATATAAAATCTCACCTAGAGTGGTTTTCACATCTGATGGAAATACTCAGCCACAAGCATATAGTGTGGTTAATACAGTAAGTAATAGCATATCTGAAATTGTTATTTTAGACACAGGGTCTGAAATTACTTGGTGTAATGTTCATTTAACTTCTACTTTTGGTTCAGGAGCAAATCTTTATGCTATTGTACCACCTCAAGGCGGGCATGGATATGATACTGTATCAGAATTAAATGTAAGAGGATTGTCAGTTCAGTTCAATTTCTCTAATACAGAAGGTGGAACAATATTTGCATCAAATGTTGTTTATAATAAAATTGGTTTAATAAAGAATCCTTACTCTTTGAATTCCAATAATACAAAAGGTTCTGCATATACTGTAAACACATTCAGCCAACTATTAAAGGCTAATGTAACTTCTCCAGTTACTTTTGCTAATGGTGATTATGTTGTTGGGAACACTTCTGGAGCGTTAGGAACGGTGGTATTCTCAAATACCACACAGCTATATCTTACTGGAGACACCCATTTCTCAAATGGAGAATATGTAATATCTAGTAATGGTTCAACTTCCGCTCAAATAGACATAAAAGAACTGGGAGATTTGTATATTAAAGATATAAGACCAATTTATATTCAGAACATAAATAATATCAATAGGTCTAACAGCCAATCAGAATCATTTAAACTGATTATTCAGATTTAACGGGAAATAATATGCCATTAAACACAGATTTCAATATAAGCCCTTATTTTGACGATTATGATGTAAATAAGAATTATCATAGAGTTCTTTTTAGACCATCAGTCGCTGTTCAGGCACGTGAACTAACACAGTTACAGACTATTCTACAGAATCAAGTAGAACGTTTTGGTAACTGGGCATTCAAAAATGGTGATATTGTATCTGGTTGTGCGGTATATGATCTACCCTCCGTTCCTTATATAAGACTGACAGATTTTGCGTCTAATGGTTCAGCAAACACTTCTCCATTAGATGTGACAGATTACATTAATGCGGTTGCAACAAGTGCTACTAGCGGTCTAAAAGCAAAAGTTGTTTTTGCTAACGCTGGATTTACTACCAATTACCCAGAAACAAATATTCTTTATGTAAATTATATCAATACCGGTACTTCTGGTGAAACACAATTTTCTAATTCTGAACTTCTCACTTTTGAACTTGTTGATATTGCAGGTAATACAGCTTTAACAAATGTTTATACATTCTCAAATGCTGCTGGTCAAGTTTCATCTGGAAATGCACACGGTATTACTGTTTCTGAGGGTGTAGTTTTTATTAACGGAAATTTCGTAAGAGTTTCTAATTCAACATTTGGTCTGGTGAATACTTATGGAACATATGCTGGAAATTCTGTTGTAGGATTTACTCTTTTAGAAGAAATTATAACCGAAAACCAAGACAGTTCACTCTTGGATAATGCTCTTGGATATTCAAACGAAAATGCTCCCGGCGCACATAGATTAAAATTAACACCTCAGATTGTTTCTCTTGATCCAGTAGTAGCTGCAAATACAAAGGGTTTCAATCCTATAGGAACATATAATTACGGTGCATTTGTTAACAAATCTGTTGCCGGATCAAATTTGTATTCAATAGTAGGTGATGTTGTCGCAAAAAGAACCTATGAAGAATCTGGAAATTATGTAGTAAATCCTTTCGTTGTTGATACTATCACTTCTGCTGGTATTGGTAGTGAAATACAAGCTTCTAATTCACAGTTTGTTCTTGGAAGAATTTCACCCGGCGTTGGATATGCTCAAGGTAAAAGAGTCGAACTTTTAAAGACTTCATACATAAACATGCGCCGTGGTATTGATACTGCTGTAAGCAAATCACAATTAATTAGCTTCAATTATGAAAACTATTTTATTCTGAACGAAGTTGCAGGATCTTTTGAGTTTGACAAGACACAAACTGTTCAGTTATATAATGAACCACAACAAGCTGTTACAAATAGAACTTTTTCTGCAACTACACCTGTTGGAAGTAATATCGGTACAGCATTAATGAGATGTTTTAAATTAGCATCTGGAAAACCAGGTTCTAATACAGCACAGTATTTTTTACATGTGTTTAATATTTCATTAACTCAAGGATATAATACCAATCAAGTTAAATCTGTTTATTATGATGGCACCGTTAAAGGTGTAGGTGATGTTATATCAGACGGAGTGATTGGTACAGATAAAAAAACTCAACTATATTCTTTCGGTGTTACCGGACTAAAAAATCTAAGAGACGAAGATAACAACGTAAACACAGAATATGTTTACAGAACAAAATCTTCAGGAAACATGTCCTTAACAGGTAATGTCACTGTAACCTTGACAACATCAGCAACAGGTGGAACTGATTATTTACCATATGGTGTAGGTATACTAACCGACATCACAGCTTCTGACTTTTTGTTGATTGCTACTGCCAATGTGGATTCTTCGTCATTAACCGGAACAGTAAATGTTAACACCACCAGTACAAATGTTACAGGAACGGCAACCCTATTTAATACATATTTTACTAGTGGCGATCAAATAAAAGTCGATAACACTATAAGAACAGTTACAGCAGTAACAAATAATACATTTTTAACAGTTGATTCTCCTTTTGCTTTATCTAACGCTGCTGGTAATTATTATAAGAGTTATATTAAAGGAAAAGTTCTTCCTATTGCTAAAAATGTGGCTGGTCCTAATGGATTCATTGAAGTTACGAACAGTACATCATTCACGATATCTTCTGGTCAGATACCCAGTTCTGGTTTAACAGTAGATATTATCTATGATGTTAATAGAACAGTTACTGTTCCAGCGAAAAAAACAATAAGAAAGAACAGATTCGTAAAAATTAATACTGCATCAAACCCAAATGGTCCTTGGTGTTTAGGATTTAGTGATATACATAAAGTTAGCAAAATTTATGCTACGACAAACGGTTCTTATACAACCTCTGGAATAGATGTAAGCGATTATTTTACGTATGAAACTGGTCAAAAAGATACCCATTATGACTATGGATATCTATATTCAAAAGGTAGTTACGACACAACAAATACTCAATTGTTAGTACAATTGGATTATTTTACTGCTAATATTTCTTCTGGAGTTGGTTTCTTTACTGTGGAATCATATCCAGTTGACGATGCTAATACAGCAAACACAAATGCTATCCAAACAAAAGATATACCTTTATATGTTAATGAAACCGGAAGTAAACTTAATCTAAGAGATTATATTGACTTTAGAACTCCTTCAAATTCTACAAGTACAGATACTGGAGATGTTGATTTATCAAATTCAGCACAAATAACTGCTGCAATTTCTTCTGCTTCATTAAACCCTTCTTCAAATCTTGTATTATACATTCCAACTAATGGCTTAAATTTCCCTTCATATAGTAAGAATTTCCAAGCAGATTATACCAGATATCTTGGTAGAAAAGACTTGGTAATGATCACTTCTGATAATTTATTGAAGGTGAAAGAAGGTGTATCATCAGATGCTCCTCAGACACCATTATTCCCAGATAATGCCATGCCTTTGGCTACTATTAATGTTCCACCATATCCTTCTCTGTCTTCAGATCAGGTTGGTGAATTCTTAACTCTAAATCAGAAATCAAGATCGTTAATAAGAGATACATCTACAGCAATTTCTGGAAGCATGGTGACAAATCGTCGTTATACTATGAAAGATATTGGTACATTAGACCAAAGAATTACAAATCTAGAATATTATACACAATTATCTCTATTGGAGAAAAAAGCAAAAGATCTAACTGTAACTGATGCCAATGGTCTTGATAGATTTAAAAATGGTATTTTCGTAGATCCATTTACAGATCGTTCTCTTGGTGATGTGTCAAATCCAGAGTATTCTATTGCAATTGACACTAGTAAAGGAGTGGCAAGACCACAAATAATCAGAGAATTTGTTGATATTCAATTTAACGATTCTGCCCCTTCTTCAAATGTCGTTCAGACAGGAAGATTGGTAACTCTTGATTATGATGAAGTATTTTTTATGGCACAACCATATGCTACCAAGTTTCGTAATTCTGCACTAGTTGCATTTGCATGGAACGGTAAAGTTATTCTTATTCCAAATTATGATAATCACCAAGATTTAAATAATACTGGATCTATAAATATTACTATAGATAATTCGACACCTTGGAAAGATTTTGCTAAGAGTCCTTTTGCAACTACGTTTGGTGATTGGAGAACAACAACAGAGACCACATCAAACACAGTAATTGATGGTGTTCCTAAAAATATTAATTTTACTGCAAAAGGTGGGCAATTTGGTGGAGGTGGTAAAAGTCAAGCATTTATTAATAATGTTATTGCCGCTGTCAAACAACAAGCAGCCGCAGCAGGAATTGATCCAAATCTTGTAGTTGGCAATTTGACAATCAACTATTTGAACTGGTCAACCAAAAAAGTTGAACAAGTAATAAAAGCGTGATGATTTTAGGAGTAAAAATTGGCTAATTCAGTAACAACAACACAAAGCACAACTACCGCAACACAGACTGGATTTAAATTAGTTGTTGGTTCCCAAAGCAATACTGTAACTGTCGGTAGTTTTGCTACGGATGTTTCATTACAACCTTATATTGCTAACAGAGTAATTTCTTTTTTTGCATATAACATGCGTCCTAACCAAAGAATGCATATATTCTTTGACAGTGTTAATGTTGATAACTATTGTGCTCCTTCAACCAGAGACGGGAGCAATAATTATTCAATATCCACAATAACTAGCACTTCTGATTTTAATACAATTCCAAAAAATGGTGATTGGGGAACAGCAGTATATTCAGACAGTAGAGGTATTGTTGCTGGCCAGTTTAATATACCAGCATCAACATTTAAAACTGGAGATAGATTATTACAAATATCTGACGTTGACAGTTTGGTTTATGGAAGTAGTGCATATACCACTATGTCATCTGCGTATTTTACAGCTTCAAATCTCAATGTCACAAAACAAGCTGTAACTTTAACAACCGTTAATCCAGAAATAAGTTATGTACCAGTTGTTAATACTGTAATTACCACTACTACCAATGTTGTTATTAAGCCTATTCCAGATACTATTAAATTCACTATTGATGCATGGGAACCTATTGCACAATCATTAACTATCAACACACCAGGTGGTGAATCTGGTATATTCGCAACTTCACTTGATATTTTCTTTAAACAAAAAGCTCAAATTTCAGAACATGGTGTAACTGTTTATCTTTGTGAAGTTAATAATGGTTATCCTGATGGAAATAATATTCTACCATTTTCGACTGTTCACAAAAAATGGGAAGAAATTAATGTAAGCCAGACTGCCACTTCAGCGACTAATTTTAAATTTGAAGCGCCTGTATTTCTATCAAACGGAAAACAGTATGCGTTCATTGTAAAACCAGACGCAAATGATCCTGATTATTATGTATGGAGTGCGAATTTAGGTGACACTGATGTTAATTCTGGTTATCAAGTGTTCAGTCAGCCATCAATTGGTACAGCATTTTATGGTGCCACAACTGTTCAATGGACAGCACTTCAGACTGAATATATTAAATTTATTTTAAATAGAGCAAGTTTCTTAGACGGTATTGGTGATGCTTATTTTTATAATACTAATGCAGAATATATTAGCGTACAAAATATTAGCTATGTAAACAATTCTGTTGGAATTTTGTCTGGAGATTATATTTACCAATCTACAAATTCTTTGGCAAATTCTACAGGTGGAACTGTAAATACTAGCATAAAGGCTAGTGTTGAATTTTATGATTCTGTAAAGAATATTGTCTATACATCAAATTCAACTGGTAATTTCCAGAGTAATACTTTCGTCCAGATACATAGATTTTCTAATTCTTCTGGTACACCAAATAATTTAACATTAATTGCTTATGCAAATACTGGTTATTTGTATAATCCGGCTATCAATGCTCTAGTGCCTCAATTGGCAACAATTTCACCACCAGGAACCACTTTAGATATAAGTTATAAAGGAACTAGTAATACTTATACTATAGACAGTAATGAGTATAAAGTAAATCCTGGCTATGAAACAGAATTCTATGATCAAGAAAGAATTGTTGCATCAAAGTCTAATGAAGTTAGTAGCATGAGTTCAGCAAAGTCAATGACTTTACGAGCAAGAATGACTACTGATACCGAATATCTATCCCCTGTTGTTGATACTATTAGAAAAACACAATTAGCAGTAAAAAATGATATCGATCCTATTGAATTCAATTATGATGAATTCTTCAATTCTGGTTCTGAAAGATCGAAATATATTTCTAAGATAATCACCTTAGCCGAAGGTCAAGATGCAGAAGATATTCAGATTATCTTATCTGCATTCAGACCTGTAAATTCTGATATTCAAGTTTGGGTGAAATTTTTAA